ACACTTGCGGAAATAGATAGCCGCCTAGCTCCATGCCACCTAAATGCACCACGTCGCCCGGTTTGACTTCGGTCGGCGTGAAAACTTTCGATTGCCGCACGCGCCGGTAGGGCTTGCCGTCTTTGAACCCCTTTTCGTGGATATTCAAGTAACACCCGGGGCCGGTCGCAACGACGCGACCCCGGACCGGCAGGCCGCCCCACTCTGCGGTGACGCTATCGGAAAGCGCCACCGGCAAAGGCTTGACTATGATTTGATCCCGTAACGGGCGCACACGACGCCCCGGCGCAACGAAATTAACGGATTTATCCGCTAACCGTACGCCCTCAACTTTCATGCCTTCTTTTTCTTTCTCTCTCTAAATTCCGAATACGCGACGGCCGCGCGCTGCGATTGTTTCGGGAAGCTTTTGCGCGCTTCGCCGCTGCCCATGTAGCGGCTTACGAAGTCGCTTAATTTCTCGCCTTTAACCGGTTCGGGCATTTACTTAGGCGGGGCGTCTTGGTCAATTTCTTTCGCTTCGTTTTCGCCAATGCGAAAGCGCATACCGTCGTTACCTTCGCGCGGGCTTGATACGAAGCGGTCTTTATTTTGCTGGATCGAATCGCGGCCCTTAGCTTCCTGCCTTAGCATCACATCGCCGACTTCGCGCGCGTTGTTCGCGGCGTTGTCCGGCGCGTGTCTGGGGTCGCCGCTTACCGTGTTAGAGCGCGTATCAAAGGCTATCGGGTCTTTGCCACCGTACACACCGCCCGCGCCCTTCGGCGTGCCTTTGCCAATCGTATCGCGCCCGCGCATGTTGCTAGCCCGCTGGTTACGATTCGCGGCTTGGGATGGTGTCATGACCATTTGGCGCTACTCTTTGCCGATAGAGCCGCGCACGTTGGAATGGTCGCACACCTCATGTTGCTTGGGTAAGCGGAATGAATGCGTGCCGGGGCCTTTGCCGCCTACATGTTCCTCGGAATGAATCGTTCCCGAGCCCGCGCTTTTCTTGGCGTGAACCATGCCGCGCTCGGAAGCTTTGTTTTGCACTTCACCGGATTTCATTTAGCTTACCTCTAGGGGTTGGTAGCGGGTTGCCGAGTCGCGCGGCCTTTCGGGATTATGAGTCCCGCGTGACACTGGTTCACTTACCCGCAATTTATTGGCTTGGTGGACACCAAGACCATTCTGCGCGCGAATTTCGGTTTTTTCGGGAAGGTTGTCAAGGGTCGAATGGACGTAGTAGTCGGCCCGATCTATCTTTCTGCGTAGGCTTTTGCGATCTAACCCGAAGGCGATGGCTTTATCTTGGAAGGTGCCGCCCGTGCCGTAAAATTTGATGAGGGCGTGGCGAATGTCGGGCGGGGCAATACAGATTATATGATCGATTTCTTGAATATGCGGCGGCATTTCCCGTAAATCTTGCGCGCCGCGCCCGAACATCGAGCGGAACATACTTGAAAGTTGCGGCTCGCCGCCGCAAGCCCATATGCCCCATTCTTTAAGCCGTCTTCGTGTTTCGCTAATCATTGGCGCGCAATGTATATGCGCACACATTACAACGCAAAAAGCTTACTTACATGATGCGTTTAAATGCGCGAATTTACGCGGATGCGCGCAGCTAACGGCATGCAAGCCATTGCCGCCGCAATATTCGCACCCGCCCCGGTACGCTTCGATGCGCGCGCGGTGCATCTTTTCGTAGCGTAACCCAAAGGTACGCGGCTTTAAGGATAAGCACGGGTGCCCCGGCTGCGCGCCGCATGTCGGGCATGGAAAGGTACGGATTGCCGCGCGGCGGCTAGGTGGCGGCGTCAATTTTCCATTCCACAACAAAAACCGCCGCGCGCGGCTTGTTATCCCATTCGACAAAGTAGCCGACGCCGTGCTGTGGAGTCCCAATAGAGCCTAATATGATGCCTTCAACGCCATTCGCCGTGCTGTCGCCGTCTTCGGATTTTGCCTTGATGATGCGCGCGCCATTGGTGAATTTGGCTAGCGGCGATTGCTGGCGCGTAAATGGGCCGCTCCATCCATCGTGGTAATCGATATTGAATGGGTCGGCTATGTCGGTAACGTCTACTATGCGCATGGGCCGTCTGTAAAGCCCACGGGGCCGAACTTTTCAATGGTTACAATGTGCGTATCCCATTTGATGCGCTCGTCATAGTGGTACTTTTCGACCTTCACCGTATCATCATCGATGCGCGGGAAGTTATGCTCTAAGCCCGGCACTTGTTTATTCCACGCGTCAAAACTCATGCGCAAATATTTTATTAAGGCGGCCTTGTCGGCAAGCTCTATAACTGTCGCCATGCTTTCGGCAAGGCCGCCGCGATGTTCCCTATATTTCATCCCGTTGAGCCCGCCGTATTAGTGAAGGCATTCGCGCTGTAGCTCGTCGTATTCCCTAACGATTTTAAATATTTAACCCCGGTATCGAGTGTGCTAGACCCATAAAAGGCATCATGCCCCGCCGCCTCTTGCATGGCTTGCACTAATTGCGGATTGCCCGCCGCCCGCACACGTTGCGCCGCCGCTTCGGCCTTAGCGGTTACGTTTGGATATGCGGGCGTTACGCAAAAGGGCGTATGAGTACCTCCGAGCGGTTAAGGTCCACGTTTTGGCCCATGACTGCCATCATGCCCGCCGCTTGTTCATTCTTGGCAAGCACGGTTTTTGGCCCGAAAAGTAATTCTTCGGTGCCGGTGCCCTCGTCAATTTCCTTTTTAGTCGGCTTCTTGATTATCGCGATTTCGAATAAAGGCATTTTGTTTCCCCTTCACGTAATTTAGGAAAAAAAGATATTCTTTGCAGAAACGGCGGCCACCCCACGCGGTTACCACGTTGCCGCCATTCACAAATAGCAAAATGATTTGCACTAAGGGCCATAGCCACGTCAAAGAATCGTGCATCAAATCCCAATACAGAAATGCGAGACACCAAACCATCGCCATTAGCGACACGTTTAGATTCCACGTCCAAGAGCGCAGCAAGTCGCGCACTTCTTTTTCCCGTCGTTGCAATTCATCCGCGCTAATAAAAAACATAAGACCCGCCCATACCGGGAAGCCTGTAGAGAATTGATGGCGATAACAAACCTAACTCCAAACCAGGGTTTTGCCGATTGACCGGCCTAGCCTTGGGCACTTGCAACATGCACCTTAAATTTTCTAAACCTTGTGCCGTGGTTGTCTGCATACCTTGAAACTTTAATTCACCTTATGGCGATGGTTTCGAACCATCACTGCATTACAAGTGCAGTGCTTCCTTTCCCTTGAGGGGGAATAAGCGATTACCGTTCTTTCGCGGCGGTAGCGTGTTATCAATTTCCAATTTTTACTCTAGTACGTCGGGCCAAAACTTATTTACGCCGCTGCGCTTACCGGTGCGTCGCCTTCCATTAGATCGGTTACCGCGTTGACAACTTCTAACGTGCCGTCAATCAATGCCGGTTCCGAGCGGTAAAGCTCATGGCGCCGGTCACGCTCGGCGGCATCGAAGTAACGCCTTATGCGCACTTCGGTTACCGGCCCGCCTTGTGCGGTTTGCACGTTAGATTCCTTCAAACCCCGGTCACTCAACTTTTGCCACATGTTCATTTCAAGCGTAGCCAAATCGCGGCGCCGATGAATCCACGCGGAAATATTTTTCGTAACCGTGTTGCCGTCGATGACCATCGCAACATTAGTTGCCAAGTTGGTGCGCTGTATCGCCACCCGAAGGCGCATTATTTCCTTCAAAATGTCGTGGTGCGCCTGTATCCATTCGGCTATTTGCGCCTTGGTGTCTAAGTAAGTTTCCGTTTCGATATTCAAATTAGCGCAGTTTTTGCCCACCTTTTCGCGCAAATCCGCCGCCTTTACACTTAGGTCTTTAATCTGTTTCATCGCTTGTATAATTTTCATTTCCAAATCCTTACGCGGGGGCCATTTCGTAGCTATCGGTTGCAATGTTGTAGAACGCGCCTTTGGGCATCGGGGGTGCAGAAAAGCCCGGCATTACCGACCATGTAACGACTTTGAACGGCAGGCGCGGCGGGTTGAAAATCGCCCGCACTTCATCCGGGATGCCTTCGTAGCGCTTGGCAAACTTGCGAAGTAGCGGCACGCCCACGCGCGGGTCATTAGGATCGAATTGCATGGGCACGCCGCCGCCGTGGATCTTCGCTAGCTCTTCGAAAAACGCCCCTTCCCTAAGCCCAAGCATCGATTGCGTGAAGTCGCCCACGTTAATGCCCTTGGTCACGCCCAACACGCGCAGCATTTCGCCCAAGTAGCATGCCGGGTCATGCTCATTTTGCGGCAAGCGCGTCACTTGGAAGTTAAAGCGCCCCGGGTATTTTTCGATGTTATCCGCTGCCCTCATGATCATTTCGTATGCGTTCATTTCTCGCCCCTTGATTTGTGTCTATTACTCGCGCCTTTGCTTTCCTAGCAATACTCATCATGTGTGCGGTCCCTGCGCCGCCTGCAAATGCAATCACAAAATCCCTTTCCAAATCGAGTAACGCTAACATCCGAGCGTTACGTATCGCGCCCGCTTTGGGCCCGAACAAATCCCACAACGCGGGCACCCGCACCGGTTGCACGCCATGCAACACCGCCCAACCATGCGCCAAATGATCGGCGCCGCGTGCATCACCATGGATCAAATGCGTGAGCTTCACTTCGCCCCATTCCCACGTTTGCCGGAACCCATCCAAGTAGTTATACAAAAAATCTTTGTCGGCGTACTCGCGCCCGCCGCAAACTAAAATTTTCACGCCATCGCCGCCAACTGCCGCGCCAAAAAACTAACTTCGCGCTTCACGTAAGCTAAATCCCGATATTTTTCATACTCGCCAAGCATTTGCTGCAACGTACTGCGCTGCGCGCGGTGTTCGGCGATGGAAGGAATCGCGCGCAAGGTTGAATCGAGCATCGGCGAGAAGTCGCCCGCGTGGCTGCAATCAAACCCAAGCCACCACACGTGGGGCTCTTCGCCTAAGCTCACGACATGGCAAATATCGCGCGCTTCATCGGCGTTAGGGCGGCAGAAATTGCCAAACGTGATGCCACCATGCACGCGCAATTTATCCACCGGGTTGCGCTTGCCACCCTCGTACTTACCGAAGCAACGATGCCCCTTAGGTACGCCGACATAACCGCATAGCGCGCCCGTGACATGCACGTTGCGCACGATGAGACAGGGCAAGCCGCTAGCGCGATGGCGCCATTGCAGCTTATCCGGTTCGCTAGTCCACGGGCCTTCGCCCCATACGCTTTTCTCTAGCGTGTTGTAGCTTATGGTTTTCATTTCGCCCCTCATCTTTCTTTAGCATCATTAGCGTTAGCGTCTTTCTCGAACTTTGCCCGGTTAGCGCCATTTCGAGGTGGCACTTTTGGCAGTACTGCGCGCTTTGCTCGCCGCGCGGCGCGCCGCACTGCTCGCACAATGTCGTGATTCGCAGACAGTTGCGCGCCTTGTCCCATGAATACCGGTAGCTCAATGGCTCACCGGCAAGCCATCAAGCTCATGCCCCGAAGCCTTAAGCTCTTCCACGCCCGCCAGTTGCGCGCGCAGCATGGCTAGCAGCGTATCAATGGGGACATTGGAAATTGATGCGCCAATCTTCTGCCCTTCATTGGTTTGCACCGCTATAAATAGCGTATACACCGCGTGCATGCGTTTAACGTGCGGGCGGTGCGTCGCGGCGCGCAGCGCTGCGCCCGCTTCGCGGACTAGCTCGCTAAACCCTCTAACCTCTTCGGGCAAATCCTCTTCGCTCGGTAGGTCGATTAATTCGGTGGTTTCGGTCATATATGGCGGGGGGTCTAGCGCCGGGGGTTAAGTTTAGTTTAAAGTCAATGTTAGGCAAATGTCTACACACCTAACCCATGTGTTTTAGGGTTGCGCCGCAAAACGGGATGAGGGCGCGAAGCAAGAAGGAAAAGTGCGCAAAATCGACCCAAATAAAGCCTACCCCGGGGCGTGGCCCACCGCTAGTGCCGTGCGCTCTATTGCCTGCCCGCGCTGTCATGCTTCCCCGGGGCATCGCTGTATTGACACCCGTTCGCGTATCACAAGAAGTGTTAACCACGCACAACGTACCCAAGCCTATAGGGATTCCATACGAACATGAGCGGACAATTAACCGACGCCGAAGACTTCGGCAAAGAAATAGACCGGCTACGGCGCGAAAACGACTTCTTGCGGGCGCACTGCGGCACGTCGGCGAAGTCGTGCGTCTATTGCGGTTTGGGCTCAGAAGAGCAAGGCAAGTGCGTTTTAGGCTTCCCCGGTTGCTCACGCGCCGATGACCAACAATTGTGCCGCGAAGTCTTTACCGCGCAAGAGCGCGACGAATATAGAAAGGCGCTCGAAGAAATCGCCGAGATTGCGCGCACTGGGTGCAATGCGGTCGATGAGCTAGCCGACGACCATAAAGAAATGCTACGCGTATTGGTATTCAAAATGGGCGAAGTCTTAGGCGTTGCCGATAGGGTGCTAGACAAATGAGCGAGCTAGAAGACACCGCCGCGCGCGCACTGCGCTTTGCGAATCGCATGGACGCCGCCGAAGTGCTGTGTAACCGCTACCGGCAAGCACTCACGGAAATTGCGGAAATCTGCCGCGCAACCTACGCCGAAAGCAAAGACAACCCCACCGACCCCGCGCAAGCAAGCGTGACGGCGCTGCGTATGGGTATGATCTGGGGACTAACCTCCAAGGTGCTAGACCCATGAAGCGCGGGCGCCCGCCGATCTACGGGGCGCGCGGGCAGCGCTACCAAGTGCATTTGCCGCCCGAGCTTGCGGTGAAGCTGCGCGCCATCGGCGAGGGCTCACTCTCGCAAGGCATCGTGCGCGCTTACGCAATCGCGAGCTTTCGCGCCAAGGGGGGCAAGTGAAAACAAATAAATTCTGTCCGGTTCATGGCGACAGTGCGCAAGCGCCGCACATGGTTAGTCACTGCACATGCGAACGGGAGCATAAAGTACACATCGGGGGCCTCATGCGTTGTTGCATCGACACGCTAAACCAGGCGAGCGACTTGGACGAATTTAAAACGATAGTCTGCAAATACTGCGGCTCATCGGTGAGCCGCGACAGCAAAGATGTATGGCGTTGGGACCCGGAAAAGCCGATTGAGAAAAGACGCAATGAAAAAGCCAAAGCGTAAAGCCCACCCGTGGCGCGCTCTTCGCCCGGCGCCGCCGCCCATATCCGGCGCAGCGCTCGCGCCCATGACGGATGCGCAAGGCAACTGCCGCGAGCTAACCGCCGAAGACTTCGCCCGCCCGGGATGGGTCCACCGCTTCAACGGCAAAGAAGTTAGCAAAGAAGAAATGGAAAACATAAAAAAAGAAATCGAGCGAAAACAAAACTTTAAAAAAACCTAATGCGTTTAAATGTTTCTATGACCACACAATGGACAAAAAAAAAGAAACTAAATCGATTTTTAGTTGTCTACGCACTCCTAAGTGCGCGAGAAAAAAGTTAGAGCTAGGAAATTAAGAACGCGGGCACAACCGCGTAAAAAAAAGGCGCCGCAAAATGGCTTACGCAAGATACAACACTCGCTCACCGCAATGGTGGAAACACTTGCGCGATTGGAAGCGAGTGTTCTGGAAACGCGTGCGCCAGCGCTCAAAAAAAAATACGTCGGACCCGGAAAAAAATTAACGCGACGGCGAATAAAAAAAGAGCGCCAACCCTAAAAAAAATTAGTGTGAGTGACCACCCCAAATGAAACCGGGATGGGGGGTGCCGAAATTAAGGTGACCCCCCGTCGAAAGGTACTACTTCGGGCGTCCCCCTCCCAAATGAAGCCTGCTAGCCCGGCGCCCTATCACTTATAAAGGATGCGGCACAATAAGCCCAAGGCATTCAAGTAGTTAGCGAAGCGGGTAACACAAGCGGGTAACACTCGCACGGTAAGCACGCTTAGCCAGGCTCAGCGGGGTCGGGCGGCTCGGCGGTGTCGCCCGCTGGCGTTCCCCCGTGGGCGTGTCTCTCGGCGCTCTTCCCTAGGAAGCGGCTTCCTATGCCTTCCAGGGCTAGCCAAATGACACGCGGCACGGGGTAGGCGCCCGCGCAGTAGTAACGAATCATGCGCTCGTCAAACTGTATCGCGCGGGCGAAGGCGCGTTGCGATAAGCCTAGCTCAAAGATTGCGTTGCGTAGCTTGTCGGCGTCGGTCAAGCGGGGCAAGCCCTCGCGGTGTCGCCTATCGCGGAACAAAAAAAAGCCCTCATGTAAGAGGGCTTGAGAATACATCGACGCGGGGCGCTTAGGCGAGCGTGGCGGCCTTAACGATACCGGCGCTTAGGTTGCCATCGCCGAGCTTGCGCAACTGCGCCACCACGTTGGGCGGTAGATATACGTTATACCGTGCGCCGGTTTGCCCGTGCTTGGGCGGGCGCCCAACGGGCGGCGCCTTGCTCTTGCGTTTCACGACGGCACGCCCGCGAGGTCACAAAAGGCGTTAACGGCGGCAGGCTCGTACACCTTGGCGTAGGACATGAGCCGCGTGACTTCGTTGTACCAAGCGACGCGCGACACGTCGTTAACAATGACATTGGTGCCGGGCAGCACGGCGGGGCGGCCCTTGCGTAGCTCTTGCGCAATGAGGGCCTGCGTGGGCGACAGCGGGCCCGCCACCGGGGGCGCTTGCTCGCGATCTGCGCCCACGATGGGGGCCATGGAGTAGGACCCATGCGGCTTGACCTGTTCGATTGAATCCAAGCCGCTGCGGTCCGCGTATTCGCTCACGCGCAAGGTTTTGGGCTCGCCGCGCCCATCGATCTGCGCTTTGATCGTTTTGGCAGTGCGGCTAATTATCCTCACCGTGAAGATAGCGTCTTGATTGCAAGCGCTGCGGGTGTAGTAAGTGCGGCCCGCGATGAATTTAAAAACCATGATATATGACTCCTTGTCGCGGCGTTATTACCGCTTGCCCAGTAATATACACACATAAGTAAGCGGTGTATACAATTATATCAAAAGTGCGAAATAGCGCGCAATTCCGGTGTATTACCTCTGTCTGCCATGAAATACCTACACACCTGTAGGTTATGTGTGTATAGTTGTCAGCACGCCCCAATCCCGGGGCTACATGGAGTAAATGCAAATGACCACAGTAAACAACGCGCCGAAGCTCACCTCTGCTAATACCCACGAACTGGCAAGCGGGAACATTGTCCATTGCCACGGCTCGCGCTTTGAATTGACCACGCGTAACAGTGCGGCAGATGGTTGCGTCTGGTTTCTCACGAAGTATTTAGGCGCAGTCACCTACGCGGACGGCAGTGCGGCGCATGAAATCATGCCGAAGCACTGGCGCGATGATTGGACAGTGCAAGGCAACGAGCTTGCGCGTTGGACGGTAGAAAGCGCATGAGCAAACGCAACGTAGGCGAGCAATTCGCCAAGGCCTTGGAGCTACTCGAAGAGCGCGAGCGCAAGCTTGCCCGCGCTTTCAACGCATGGAACAAAACCCGCAACATGGTGCGCGCGCTGCAAAAGCGCATCGACCAAGAAACCGCCGCCGACATGGAGGCGCGCGCGGCGGGGAAATTCCCCGGGAAGTGCATCATGTGCAAGCGCGAGTGCGACGGCTCGGAAGTGAACTTCTTAGGCGTGTGCGAGAAGTGCGCGCCGCCGCCCATTATCTAGGGCGCTAAGCGCAAGCAATCCCAAGGGGCCGCAAGGCCCCTTTTTTATACCCCGCAAAGCCCTTCGCATTCGTTGTTAAATAAATCCAATTGGCCCATATCCACGGCATTGCGAAAATCTACCTCGCCAAGCGGTTGCATTGAGCGATGCAAATAGGTTTGCCCCTTTACTCCCGGTAGCCCGCTGCGTATGGCTTTATCAAACGCGATAGCCTTTTGCCATTCCGGCGAATCGCTTACGCGCATCTCACGCCAACGTGAGTCATGCGTATACGGGCAAAAATAACACGCGCTCTTTTGTGGTTCTGGATAGCCGTGTGCGCCCATCCAATTAAGGCAATCTTGACGCGATATATTGTTATCGATTAGCGGGAATTCATTAATAATATATTTGACGCGTGATGGCTTCATGCGTAGCGCTTCATCGGTTGAAATACCAATAAGCATGGTGACCCGCTTTAGTCCATGCGTGCGCATTAATTCTTTAGCCTTGCGGCGCAGTGGATTTAATTTGTAATCCCCAGTGCATTGCCGCCACAACATGCCGCCATCACTGTTACTGCTGCTAACGAAAAACGGGGCTTGCCCTACGCGGCGGCGTTTTGGATCATTAACGGATTGCAGTATGTCGCGCTCCAATGAGCCATGCGTGACGCGAAAGACGGGAAAGGGTAGTAGCTTCTCAAGCCAATCAAGCCACGCATAAACGTGCTGCGGCTCGGCTTGCGTGTCGGCAAAGATAGCCGCGTGCGGCGCTTCAATTTCACCGCGCGCCATCATTAACGCTAAGGTCGAAGATTGCACGCCCGCGCCGAGCGATAAAATCCTCATCCGAATAACTCTAGGTTTTGTTGCACGCCCGATGACTCGCCCGACCAACGCGCCGCGCTGGCGTGCATTTCGATACGATCAATCATAATCGCCGCACGCGCCGCCCGTGAGGTAGGCGCATAAGGGCCTAACCAACGGCTATCTATGCCAACATTGCGCGCAACGTTGCAACTATCGGCGCTTGAAAAGGGGATATGTGCGAATAGTACCGGGTCCAACATTCTGAGCCCATGCAATTTAGTATCGGGCGTGCCGTCTTTGTCGCATGCGTGTTGCATCGCTTCGGCCATGCGTGCCCACCATTGCGGGGTAGCAATCTGCGCGTATTGCCCGGAAGAGCCCAAACATACGCGCGGGAATGCTTCGCACAAGTTTTCCAGGCGCTGCATTGATTCGTTCATATGCCATACAGGCGCGCTGTAATCTTGCCAAGGCCAATCGTTTATGAGCTTGTCGTTTTCTTCTTCGGTGCCATCGATAACATCGGGAATCACGCAAAAATCTACGGCGGGATGGGCGCGCCATTTCTCGCAAAAATCTAGATAACCCGCAAAGTTGTAATCCTCATCGGCGCGCCACGCGCTAAAGGCGCCGTTATCAATCGCAATCGATTGACAGATTTCGGCCGCTTCGGCGATCTGCAAGGGATGCGCATAGCTCACCATGCAATGCCGCCCGCGCATACACTTGAGCATGTCTAACGTAGGGGTTAGCGGCAAGCCGTGGTAATGAATCAACTAGCCCTGCCTTGGCGGCCAATTGATTAGCTCGGATAACCTAACGTGCATGCGCTCGGCGCTATCGCGATTGCGCGGGCGTGCGAAGTAATTATCATCGGTGAGTATGCGTGATAGCAGCGCTTCGGATTCGCGCAAGCATGCGCGCAAGATTTCTATTTCGTTGCGCGCATTTGTAATGTCTAGCGGCGCACTCATCGCAAGCTAAAGTGCAGGCCGCCGCCTTGCACTTGCCCCAATAGCCAAAGCAATACCAACACGCCGACCACGACATAAATAACGACTTTGATAATGGGCGGAATGCCGGGCACTTGCCCAATACCCCAAACTATCAAGCCGACAATGCAAAGCACTAGAAACAACGTTAGTAACGTAATGATCATTTGGTGTCCCCTTGTGTATCACTGCGCACGGTTTTTTGCCGGTCGGTAAATCCGCCCTTGTAGCCGCACACGCTGCATAGATGCCAATCATTGGCGATTAAATAAACCATCCACCCCAATTCACAGTTGGGGCATTGAATGCAGCCGATTTCTAGCGCCGCATCATGGCGGTTTTTATCGGGCGGTATGCGCTTCGCTAGTGTTTGGTAATCCCATGCCATGACGTTACCTCACGACGCGCCAAACATGGCCCGGCGAGCGGTGGCTTTTAGGGTCGCGTTGTTGCGCGATATGATCGAATGCAATTACACCAAGCTTCTTAGCGCGCACCGCTACCGCACCCCATGCGCGCCGGTCGGGCGGCTCCACAATCAAGCGCCGCGCATGCGCCCAAGCGCGCACGTCTTCGGTCATGAATACATCATGCGTAAGGGCGTACTGCTTGAACAAATCAAAGGCACGCGCCTGCCATTGCTCGCCCGCATGGCGCGCCGCGCGGCTTATCCCATCATCGCGCAAGCGCTTGGCGCGCGGTACGTCGAATAGGTCACGTTGTTCGGCACTCATGCGCTTTATCTGTGCTTGCGGCGGGGCTTATCTTCGCCTTCGCCTTCCGTGGGCGCTTCGGGCTCATCGTGCATGGCATCGGCGGCGGCTTTCGCTTGCACGCAATGCGGGCAGCTTTCGGTGAATTCGTTGTGAAAGTTGCAATGATCTGGCGCGGTTTCCATGGGCATTACTCCTTACAAAATGAAAAGACAATACTCAAACAGATTTCCAGAATAGGACGGCGATAATTAGCAATAGAACTTCAACCAACACGGCGCAGATAAAGCCGCGCCAGAATTCCAAATCAACGGGGTTTCGAAAGCGGCGGTTAATCATTTCATCGCCCGCAATTGGTTACGGAAGGCGGCTAGCACGTCTTCGGTGCTGCGCGCCAAAATGATGGGGCCGCGCCAATGTGTCGCGAAATCGTTTTGATCGGCGCTTAACTTGCCGTCTTTCGTTTTAACTTCGACCAACATGTTAAGGGCGTTGCGCGCCACGACTAGATCCGGGAAGCTGCCGCCGACTTGGGACGTGTCCGCGACGCTAAAGCCGCATGAGATTAATTCACGCACCAACGTAGATTGGTTTAAATCGCGTCTATGGGTTTTTCTCATGGGGGGCGCTCAACGGTAGCGGGTCGGCAATGATCGCCGCATGGCGGCCCGCCTATTGCGTTCTATGCACACCTATTGCCCCGCCCCACGGGTAGGCACGCCAATGGTTTTAATATTTTTGAATAGCTCGCGGTATTGCTGCGGTTTGGTTTCCCATAGTTTCATATCGGTTCGGTACGCCCCGGGAGCTTCCAGGGGATGCGGGTCACGAAAGCCAATCGCGTGAGCATGGCGCCGTAGCGCGTCTAGCTCGGCGTTTTGGTCATTGGGCTTAACGTGCTGCGTGCCGTTGCCATTTTTCGGGGCTATTAGCCCTTGGTACCCGTTTGCCATCGAAAAATTAACCGCCGCGCCTTGCCCCGTGCCGAGTGCGGCCATTTGTTTCGCGGCGGCTAGCAGCGAAGGGCCGCGAATGGCGGGCTTGCGCTCCTTGCGGTAGGTAACCCATGCATCCCATGCGGCAACGTCCAAGCCGGGCACGGTGTCGGGCGTGATTTGAATTTGGGTTTTGCGTTTTCTTTTTTGTTTAGTTTTTTCTTTTCTTAGGTCTAGGTCTTGGTCTAGGTCTGGTACATGCTCAAGCGTTGCAGCCTGTAACGGTGCCGCCGTGACAGTGCGTAACGGTGAAGCGTTACTTTTCTTTCGAAAGCGTGTAATACGTTGATTGTTTAGCGCTCTTTCTTTCGCAATGGTGCCGTTATGAACATGGAAATTGGGCAGCTTTACATGATTAGTGTCGACAACTTGAAACCAGTCGCTCGGCAAGATTTGGCCGAAATTTTCAATCCCGACGATTTGATTTATCAATTCGACGCTAAGCGGCAACACGTCATCATCGTTGATGTGTGTGTCGCCCAAGATCCAAAGTCGGGCGAGGGCGCCAACAATTAATGTGATGCCATGTTGTAACGGTTGCCCGTTACACACCTGTAACGCCATCGCATATACACGCGGGTCCGACGCCAAATCTTTTTCCATTTTGATCCAACCGCCCAAAGCTAGTGCGCCCCCTCTTTTTGTTGCGCCGCATAGAGCCCGGGCTTTACCTGTAGTCGCCCGCCTGTAAGCACTTGTAATTTATAGGCGGTGCCCTCCGGCACGACTTCCCCCCATTGGCTCACGGCGCTCTTAGATATTTGCAATGCGTTGGCGACGCCTTCGAGCGTTTCGAAATGTTTTAGAACATCGGCTTTGAGCATGAAGCGGCCTAAAAGAAATCAACCGGGGAAAAAGTACGTTGTGCAGTGCCGTCTAATGGCGCCCCGCCCAGTTATGTAGCCATATATTCGGCTTTGGGAAAATACGCCAACCCGCGCGGGCGTCAATAGCTTCCGTTAACTGCTCTTGTTAAAAAAATGTCTTGGCGTATTTTCACGCAACCAACAACACCGGGGGCCATCCGTGAACATAGTTTTAATTCTAGGTTGGGCAATCGTGGGCGCTATATGCGTGGGCTTTGCCGTGGTGATTGGCTTCGGGGTTATGGTCATGCTGGATGACTGGCGCGAGCGCCGGGGCATCATCCGCGAGCCGCGTAACTTGTTCGGGTCGCGCAAATGAGTACCGATACGACCGAGTACACCCGGGACGTAGCCCTAACGGCTACTGCGCCGCCGCAAGCCACGCTCATGCACATTATTGAGCGCGCCGCACAAGCCCCGGAATTCGATCTAGACCGGCTTGAAAAACTTTTGGCACTGCGGGAACGTTGGGAGTCAAACGCCGCACGGCAAGCCTACGTCGAAGCTATGGCGGCCTTCAAAGCCAATCCGCCGCGCATCACCAAAAATAAACACGTTCGCTTTGTCACTAACCGGGGCGTCACGGAATACGACCACGCGACGCACGCCGAAGTAGTGGGCAAGATTACCGAAGGCCTTAGCGCCAATGGCTTTAGCCATGCGTGGCTAAACGATCAAAACGCCGATACCGGCATCATTACGGTTACTTGCGTCCTAACCCATATCGGCGGCCATAGCGAGCGGGCACACATGAGCGGGCGCGCCGATGAGTCGGGCGGCAAAAACGCGATACAGGCGATAGCGAGCGCCATCACCTACCTACAGCGCTATACGCTGCTATCGGTTACCGGCATGACTAGCGAAGACCTACCCGACCATGACGGCAAGGCGGCGCCCCCCGAGCTTCCCGACGTGCCGCCCGATGCGTGGACGGTGCTAACGGAGGCGGCCAAAGAGAATAGCGAAGCGCTGCGCGCGGCGTGGCGCTCGCTTACCGATGAGACGCGCAAAAACATTTCGCTTAATTACACCGACAAATGGGCGGCCTTGAAGGCCGAAGCGGCGAAGAAATGAAAATGCGAGCGGCGGCAATCATTGCCGGTTTGTACTTCGCGGGCTTGCTGGTCTTGCTCTACGTGGCGGCGCACTTCATTAGGAAATTTTGGTGAAAAACTTTACCGTTATCGACTTCCCGCAACAATCGCCGCAATGGCGCATAGCGCGCGCCGGTCGGCTCACGGGGTCCATGGCGCATACCATCCTAGCCACCGGGCGGGCGGGCAAAGAATCGGTTATGCGCCGCGACTACCGCTTACAGTTGGTAAGCGAGCGCATCGCCGGGGAAGCGCAAGAGAATTTATTTTTTACCCGCGATATGGAACGCGGCGTGGTGATTGAGCCGCAAGCCTTCGCCGCCTACGAAGCGCAAACCGGCGAGCTAGTGCGCAAAACCGGTTTCCTGCAACACAATTCAATCATGGCGGGTTGCTCGCTGGATGGGGACATAGGCGACTTTTCCGGCATCGTTGAATTGAAATGCCCGAAGATGGCAACGCACTTAACGTACCTTGCGGACCCTTCGGCACTTGCCGGCGAATATGACGCACAAGTGCGGCACAACTTATGGATTAGCGGCGCCGCGTACTGCGATTTGATTAGCTTCGATGACCGCATGCCGCCGCATAAACAGTTACTGCGCGTGCGCGTTGAAGCGTTCAACGCCCGCCTGGATGAGTACGAGGTCGAAGCAAAAAAGTTTCTCGCCGAAGTAGAAACGCACTACTGCTTAATTATGGACGGTGCCTATGGCTAACAAAGAATGGGATAACAACATGCGCGGCGTGTTGTTCGTGAACGATAAAAAAGGCATCCCAACGCGCGCCGACTACACCGGTACTTGCGAAATAAATCACGTTGAATATTGGATGGATGTTTGGCTAGCCAAATCCCAATACCCCGACCTTTTTTCTAACGTGCGCTTTAGGGTGAAAGGCGTCCGCGCGTCGCGCCCGCAAGAATCGGTAACGCCACCGCTCGATTTTGATGATGAGATCCCCTTTTAATGGCTACCAAAATAAATGGGTCGGCGAATCCCAAAATTATAAAATTCCCAAACCCGGCGAAAATCTACGGCACCGATCAAAATATCGTGGCCGAAGTCATGACCATTACGCCGAGCGATGCGACGGCGTGGCTTCGCTGCAATAAAAATAACCGCCCGCTTCGCAAGCGGCACATAGAATTTTTAGCAAGCGAAATCACTAACGGCAATTGGCAGATTAACGGGCAAGCCATCGTCATCGCCGATGATGAGCAAATCTTGGACGGGCAACACCGCTTGTTTGCCATCATTGAGGCGGGCAAGCCGATTAAATCGATGGTTGTTTATGGCATCACGCCCGATGCCTTTAAGACTATCGACACGGGCGCGGTGCGCACGGGCGCCGATGCGCTTTGCTTGTACTTCAAAGACGTTCCGAACTACATAGTTAAAGCCGCCGCTACAGCGGTGCAATGGTGCAACCGCTTAGAGCGCGGGCAAATCCACTACGCCGAAAAATTATCGAATACCGATGTAATCGAATATGTGAATCATCATAGGTCGCTACTGCAATGTGCCGAAACCTTGGCGAGCTACCCAACCGAAGCACGCCCGCTATCCCTTGGGCCCGGCACCGCGCTTTATGAAATGTTCCAACGCAAAAACCATGAGCAAGCCGAAAACTTTATGCGCCGCTTTTACACCGGGGAAGGCTTAACCCGGTCCGATGGGGAATATATCTTGCGCGCGGCATTCATGAAGGATTCCGAAAAGGTCGCCAAATACCCGCAAGCGATCCGCGTGCGCATGATCATTAAGGGTTGGAACTGGTACCGGCGCGGCAACAACACCGCTACGCGCCAAGTCGTCAGCGTAACGCCCGCCGATGAACAAAAGATTAGGATTTATTAGCAATGAACAAACGCAAATACGCGCCGCGTAAAAAGCATGCCCCGCCGAATTATGATGTTTACCCGTGGCTACCGTTGAGTATTGCGTGCGACATGTTCGGCATGACGTATAACAGCGCGCGCAACGCCGTACTACAAGAGCGCTTCCCGGTCATGACGTACCGGCTTGGGCGCTATATCGTGGTGGACAAGGATGTAATGCAGAATTATTTCAGGGAACAACGCGAGCGGGGTTTAAAGAAACTACAAGAGCCGCCGCGCGAAGACCGGCGCAAGGGGCATAGCGGGCGGCGGAAGAAATCCGCCGCCGCCGCCAACGCCTAAGCGCGCTTGCGCATCGGCCCATCATGCAACCTCTCGGCGCGGATATGCAGATAGCGCATAAGGGTATTGACTTGCTTATGCCGCGACACTTTCGCTAGCTCTTCGATTACATAGCCTTGGTCGGAAAGGCGCGACAAGGCTTCATGGCGCAAGTCGTGAAAATGGATATTTTTGATACCCACCTTGCGCGCCGCCGTGCGGAAGCGGTTCGAAATGGTGACCCCCGAGCAAGGGAAAATCCGCGCTTCGCCCGCTATCTTCGGTTGGCGCTTCAAGATTTCATAGGCGCCATTCAAAAGCGGCACGTTAAAGTCGTTGCCCTCTTGGTTCTCCGGGTCTTTGCAATCGCGTAACCAAATCATCGGCATTTTTTCGATGAAGTTAATTTCGTGCCAGCTAAGGCGGGTTATCTCGCTGCGGCGCATGCCGCTAAGCACGGCGAAGTCAACAATGTCATTAAAGGGAATTTCGCACTGCGCGGTATTGGCTAGCTTGATGGCCGCTAACTCGGCATCCGTTATGCGCCTATCGCGCTTACGGCTAGCCTTCATGGCGCCTTGGTCCCATAGCACCGACTTGGCGGTATCCATGCTGGCGAAGTCTAGGGTTAGCTCTAAATCCTCGTAAGTCGCTTGCTTCATGGCGCCGCGCAAAATCATGAAGTAGTTAGTACGCGATGAGGGCGACACGTTCCAAGCCTTGGCGGTAGCGATCCACCATTTAGCGGTCATGTCCTTTAAGCTCACATCGGCGTAGAGGCGGGCGAAATGGCGCAGCATTTCCTTGGCGCTCTTGGCGCACCCGGAGAGCAATAAGACCTTTTGCAGCAATTCGCCGAAGCTGCCCCGGGTAAGCTTCGAGCGGTTGCGCAAGTCGACTTCGCGCGCTACCGCCCAAGCTTGGGCATCGGCCTTGGTGTCGAAAGTTTTAGTTTCGGTTTTGTCGTCAATGCGCACGACGGCGCGCACCCGATTATTTCTCTTAACGTATGTAGCCATGTGATTGCACTCCTTGTGATTGAAAATAACTTAGATTGAAAACGGGTAACAGCGGGTAACAGTGCTAAATTAAAAACTTGATGCGATTGAATGAAAAGCCTATAAAACCAGTGTTTGCGAATTTGCCCGAATTTTCACGAAATGCACTATTTCCCGGGGTTTTATTGTATGCGTTTGATGTTCAATAAACAACCTAAGCCTGTAAGTCATTGAAATTAAAAGATTCGTCGGGGGCGGGTAACAGTGCTTGGTACAGTGTTTCGCGCATTCGTTGAAATTTGCTCGCATCATGTTTTAGGCTAGGGAACTTGGCAACGCAAAGGGTGAGAGTTAAGCTCTCTTGTGTGTATACACACCTAAAGGGGTTTAAGGATGAAATGCCCGACCTTCCGCTGCCCGGAATCTTTGCCCGTACATGGCCGAAAAAAATACTGTCAGAAATGCCGCCAATCAATGTACTACTGGGATAAGAAGACGCCCGCCGAGCTAATCGACGCACGCTATAAGCGCGAAAAAAGCTTATTTCGAATTACCAACTTTGAAGACCGGAAAGCCGACCAAGACTTAGCGTCATTTAGGAAAGAGAAACGCGACAACAAAACAATGAGGGTTGCATATGGCAGAAAACGCCCCCCAACAACTACCCGAAGGCGTGACGCTAACGCGAGCCGGTAAGCACGCCTATACCCATGCCTTCAAGCTAAAGGTCATTGAGCGCATTAAGGGCGGGGAAACCGCGCGCGCCGTAGGCGAAGAGCTAGGCGTACACCCGACGCACGTTAGGCAATGGGTACGCGGTAAGGGCATGGACGTAGATAAACCGGAAACGGGCTTTATCGTCGGGCCATCGGGTAATAAGGTTTATTCGGATGCCTACAAAAAAGAAGCCGTCGCGCGGCTCATGTCGGGCGAGATTAATAGCGCCGATCTAGGCCGCGAGCTAGATGTACGCCCAAGCATTCTTTCGGCGTGGCGCCGAATGATTGGCGAAGGCCGCGAGCCCTACCACAAAACGCGCGACCCGGCGAAGCACAAGGGCGGGCGAAACTATAAAAAAGAATGGGCGCGGCGCAATGAATTGATGCAACAAAAAAAGGCGAAAATGACAACCCAAAAAAAGGATGTAAAGAGGGGAAGCTATACAGCGCTCTACAAGGTGGCGGCGCTCAAGCGATTGAAGGCGGGAGAAACGGCGAAACAAGTAGCAGACAGCTTAGGTATCGACATTTCGAACGTTTACAATTGGAGTAGCGACAAGAATAAACAACATGCGTGGCGAGCGGCGGCGGGGCGCAAAGGCGGGTTAATGAACAAAGGAAAGCCAAAAAAGAATGGAGGCGGCGCGCGCATCGGGGTTAGTTACGGCGACAGTAAGAAGCAAGTCGAAGAAACGACGGCGGTATTATCCACGCGCATGCGCGATGCGGTAGCACTCTTGAAGCACGCGAAGGCGGCGGCTTATGCGGATTTACAAAACGGAGTGATTAAAGAATTCAACGAAATGCATCTATTAGTCTTGCAGGCCTTGCGTACACTTACAGGGGAATAGTTTTGAAGCCAGGGGGGCGACAATGTTGATTCTTACAAGGCGGGTCGGCGAGTCGTTAATGATTGGCGACACGGTGACGGTAACGATTCTTGACGTGAGGGGCAATCAGGTGCGCGTAGGCATTGCGGCGCCGAAAACTCTTGAAGTACATCGGGAAGAAATCTACCAGAAGATACACCCTGACTATGTGTCGCCCGATTGGGGTAACCGCTAGATTTTAGGCGGCGGCAACTGTTTCGATAGCGTGAAGGCGCGAACGATAAGCAAGATTAGCGCGACTACTACGCCCTCATATTCGGTTGTCTTGCCGTCTAACTTTAGAAATTCCATGAGCCCCGACCAATGCGGCGCGATAGCGCTTAGTGCGCCCAAAGCTACGGCGCACCACGCGAGAAAATCTTTAATTAGCGATTTGATTAGCATCATTTTTCGGTTGCTCCATGACGGCGCCATTACCGAGTGTTACCGGCTTTTGATAGCGCGCCATAATTTGATTGATGAGCGTGAGCGATGTTTTCACGGGTAGCTCGGACAAGCCCGCGAGAATCAAATTCATTTCTTGGTCGGTGAAATCGAATTGCATATTTTAAGCTCCATAGAAACCCAAGGCTTTTAACGTCGCGACGATTTGCGCGACAACATTTGATGTTTGCACTAGCGTTGCCGTAGCGCCCGGATAATTCGCAATGACGGCGTTACCGGTCGGGGTGCCCCAACCGTTGAGCGGCGCGGCGCCAGCGGCGCCATTGAAAGCAATCACGCCGCCCGCTCCGAGCGATAATCGATCCGAGATTCCTAGCGTTTGGCTTGACGCAAAATGTAACGCCCCATCGGCGCGAGAATTACCCAAAACCCAATTTTGTACGCCGAAGGTATCGAAGTTTATCTGTGCATTGCCTGCCGTGGTCGTGTTAATGCCTAACCGTGAATCGCCCGCACCGCTGCCGACAATCGTCATAGAGCGATCATTTACGCCAGCGGGCGTAATACTATTAACGATTAGCGACACGCCGCCAGTCGGCGCGTTAATGGTTACATTACCCGCCGCGCTAATTACTTGCACGGCGGTGAAACTTGTCCCCAGCACTAATGGTATTGGGCCATTAGTAAGAACACCCGCGCTTGTCCCGATTGGGCCGCCCGGTACGAATGCGCCGGTAAATCCGCTCCCGCTCATGCCAACAATAAAAGTAGCGGTTGCGTTTTGGATGTCTATGACTATGCCAGCGGCAGGGCCTAAACTTTGGTTTTGCAGGACTAAGCCGCCAGCAACGGCATTGGCTACAACGTGCGATTGCAGCGCCGACGTGCCGCTAGTGGTATCCGCATTAATTAGTATGCCTTGCTGCCCGGAGGCAGCGTTAACAGTCAAGGCAAGGCCGCTAGTCGGTGGGCCTATGGTGACATTGCCCGCCGCCGATACCGTGATACCAAAGGGCAAATTGTTGCCCGCGATTTGATCCACCGACCAAATGAGATTACCTAGCGCATCTTGTAGCAGTAACTTATAAGTTAGGCCTTGCACTAGCCATACATTCGCTTCGCCGCGCGAATTTAAAATTATGGGGTTAGTGTTCGGCGTCGTTTGCGTCGAATCAACATAGGTCGCTTGCGGCGTCGTGGTGCCCGCTATGTAGGTAAAAAGTTTCCCGCCGCTTAACGCGGTGCCGTCATTCGCGACGGCGCGAAAGACCGGTGATGGTGCTAGCTGTACGCTCATACGGAGTAAGAGAAGACAACGATTCCGACATTGCCGTTACGCGCGCCGCTCAAAGCGCTAGAGCCCGTGGCGCCGTTGTTACCGCCATCGTTAATGCCCGGGATACCCAAGCCGCCCGCGCCGCCAGCAAAGCCGGTGGACGCACTGCCGCTATTGCCGTTGGTGTTGGTGACGTTGCCACCCGTGGCGGGCGTGCCGCCCGGGCCGCCTATGGGGTTAATGCTGCCGTTGCCGCCCGTGGTCCCCCCGGGCGCGTTCATCGTGGTTATAGCCATCGTGCCGCTAGACGCGCTAGACGCGGCGCCATTGATACCGCCGCCGACACCGGCAACGCCCACGGTAAAGTTAAGCGTGTTGCCGCCTTGCCCGGTGACCGAGTAGGACGACAAGCAATAGGCACCCGAGCCGCCGCCGCCGCCGCCTTGCGTGGCGCCATCACCTAAGCCGCCGCCGCCCGAGCCGCCCCACACTTCAAGTGTGAGCGTGTTGTAACCCACCGGCACCGTTTCAACGAACGTGCCCGGGGTAATGTAGATATGCGTGATAGTGGTCGATGACGTGCCGGTGCTAACCAACGTCATTTGCAAATAGCTACCGGCGCGCAGCGTGGTATTACTCCCGTTTAGCGTGTTTTGTGCCCACGAAATACCAAACGTGCCAGCGCTACCGACTAGCAGCGAACCCTTGAACATGGCTTCGTTGCTATTCGCGGTAATCGAAACATTGGCAAAAGGCACAACGGTTGCGTAAAAGCTTTGCCCGTTCGGGCCATAGGCAACGCCGTTGACAAACCCTAAACCGATGGCTGGGCCCGCGCCGCGCGAGTCAAGCGCCGTGCCGTCGTTGGTGAATTTAAAACCCGCGCCCGCTACGACAGAATCGAAGAGCAAATAAAGTTCGTAGACGTAACGCCCTATTGCAAGCGTGGGCGTTTGCAGATCCGGGTCGGGCGTTAGTGTCGTGGTGCTTACGCGCGTGGTGTCGCCAGGTTTTACCTTCGACGTTGAAACGCTGCCCGTGGTGCTTTGGTAGAAGTTAACTTTCCAATTTCCATTACCAAGGTATTGCGCTAGCAGTGCATCGCCCGGTTGCGTGATGATGCTAGCGGCGCCCGGTAGATTTAAGCTCACGGCGTTGTAGGTAAGCGTTAGCGAACCGGTAAAGCGGACGTGATAGATAGGCGCGGTTATGTTCGCGGAATTGCCAAAACTAGTTATGGTTGTCGTGCCGGTGATTTGCACCACGTGCGCGGCGGCGGTGCCGAGATCGGTAACGGTGGCCGATGCAATCGGGGTTTCTTGTCCGAATGTGCCTATCGTTACGCCGCTAAATGAACCAATGGAAATTAGTTGAAAATTCCCGTTGTAATACATGACTTGGGTTGTTTGGCCCGCCGTGATTTGTCCGGCGCCCAACGGCGTGCCGTTGATATTTACAATCGGGATGGGCCCAAGCCCGTTAACGTTTAGCGTCGATGGCCCGGAATTGGTGAAGCTCGGAATAAAATAGATGACTTCGCCATTCGCGTAGGAAGTGAACGGCGTGGCGAAATTCAAGACATAGGCATTAGCTGCCCCGGTGTCGACGCCACCAAAAAGGGTTAGCAGTTGAGAGTTAAAAATCTGGTCGACTGTCCAAAGCGTATTACCCGCCGCGTCTTCCAAAATAAATTTGTAGCCGACGTTAGGCAAAATCCATACGTTTGCCTCACCCCGAGAATTCAAAATGACCGGGTTAGTGTTAGTCGTCCCGCCCGTGTTATCGGTGTAAGTAGCAATCGGGGTAGACGTGCCAGCGCTGTAGGTGAAAAGCTGCCCCCCGGCTAGGGGCGCGCCGCCGTTCGCAAATGCGACGAATTTGGCATTTGGCGAAAGAAAGGCGGTTGTCATGGTGTT